ATGAGTAGACCTGAATTTTCCGACCGCATCGGCTTTGTGCTGTCTGCGGCAGGCTCGGCAGTGGGACTGGGCAATATTTGGCGCTTTCCCTTTCTCGCGGCAGAATACGGCGGCGGTATATTCCTGCTGGTCTATATCGCGGTGACGATGCTCTTCGGATTTCCCGTCATGGCTATGGAGATAGCTATCGGCAGAAAAACAGGAGCAGCCTGCGTACACGCCTACAAAAAGCTGGACAAAAGAGGAAGCTTCATCGGCTTCTTCTCCTCCGCAATAACGCTGATAACGCTCCCCTACTACTGCGTCATAGGCGGCTGGGTCATGAAATACGCGGCGATGTACCTGACAGGAAACGGCATCACCACAGCAGTGGACGGCTACTTCACCGCCTACACCGCACAGACAGCAGAGCCGCTGCTGTATCAGGCGCTGTTTGTCGCGCTGACTGCTGCTGTGCTGCTGTGCGGAGTAAAGGGCGGCATCGAAAAGGCTAACCGCTTTCTGATGCCTGCACTGATAGTTCTTGCAGTCATAGTTGCCGTGTACACACTGACCCTCGACGGCGCGTGGCAGGGCGTTGTGTACTACATCCGCCCCGACTTCTCAAAATTCTCGTTCAAAACAGTGCTTGCCGCTACGGGACAGATGTTCTATTCCCTGTCGCTCGCAAACGGCATCATGATAACCTTTGGCTCTTATCTGCGCAAGGGCGACGGTATTGAGCGCTCCGTAAAGCAGATAGAGTTTTTCGACATCGGCATAGCATTCATCAGCGGACTTATCGTGATACCCGCGGTGTTTGCGGTATTCGGCGCTGACAAAAGCAGCCTGACCTCAGGCTCGGGGCTGCTGTTTCAGACGCTTCCCATCGTATTCGCGCGGATGCCGCTCGGTGAGATAGTAGGTATGCTGTTCTTTTCACTGGTGTTTCTGGCGGCTGTGTCCTCAGCTATCTCCATGATGGAGGTAAATGTCGCTAACCTCGTGCAGCACTTCGGCTTAAAGCGTAGGAATGCCGTGCTGATAATGGCGGCAGTGCTGTTTGCGCTGGGCGTCCCGTCCTCACTGGGATACGGCGTGTGGAGCGGATTCAGACCTCTCGGAATGAGCCTGCTGGACTTCCTCGACTATGCAGGAAACTCGCTTATAACCCCCGTCGCCGCACTACTGTCCTGCGTGTTCATCGGCTGGATAGTAAAGACCTCCCCCATAGCCGACGAGATAGAGCAGGACGGAAGCTTCAAGCGCTGCAGAAGCTTTCAGTTCATCATAAAATGGCTCGCGCCGCTGTTTATCATCGCCGTGCTTGCAGGCTCTTTCCTCGGTATCTAGAACACTTCGCATATTCGCGCATATAATATATGTGAACAAAGCAGTCAGGCATCTGCATAAACCTGCTGCGGCTGACCTTGAAAGGAGTATATTATGTGCGGAATAGCAGGACAGATAGGCTACACAACGGATATGCGGCGGCAGGCTGACGTGATGGCGCGAATGAGCGCTGTGCTTGCCCCGAGAGGCCCTGACGCAGGCGGTGAATACAGCGACGCCAATGCATATCTCGTGCATCGCAGGCTGGTGGTGGTAGACCCCGAAAACGGCACTCAGCCCATGCGCGAGGCTCACTACACTCTCGTGTACAACGGCGAGCTGTACAACACCGAGGAGATACGCCGCGAGCTGATAAAACGCGGCGCAGAGTTCAAAGGACATTCCGATACCGAGGTGGTGCTGAAAGCCTTTATCGAATACGGCGAGGACTGTGCAAAGCTGTTCAACGGCATCTTCGCGTTTGCTGTATGGGACAGCAGGAAACGGCGGCTCTTCCTCTGCCGCGACAGGATAGGTGTAAAGCCGCTGTTCTACGCATTCACGAACGAGGGACTGGTATTCGCAAGCGAGATAAAAGCACTGCTGATGCACCCCGACGTCCGCCCCGTCATCACGCGCGAAGGCGTGATGGAGATAATGCTGCTGGGCCCTGCAAAGCGCGTTGGCGGCGGTGTATTCCGTGATATAAGCGAGCTTCCGCCCGCGCATCTCGCATGGTTCGATATCGATGGAATGACCACTGAGCGCTACTGGTCGCTGAAAGCCGCACCGCACACCGAGAGCTTTGAGGACACATCCGCGCACGTCCGCGAGCTTATCACCGACGCGGTGACGCGGCAGCTCGTCAGCGATGTGCCGCTGTGCTGCTTCCTGTCGGGCGGTCTTGACAGCAGCGTCATCTCCGCTGTCGCCGCAAAGGAATTCGCAAAGCGCGGCGAACAGCTTCATACATGGTCGATAGACTACAAGGACAATCACCTCAACTTCAAAGCAAGCAGCTTCCAGCCCGACGAGGACGCGCCTTGGATACGCCGCATGGTGGAACTCATAGGCTCCTCGCACACCGACGTGATTCTGGATACCCCTGCCCTCGCTGATGCGCTGGACGACGCGGTACTTGCGCGCGACCTCCCGGGCATGGCAGACGTGGACAGCTCGCTGTATCTGTTCTGCAGGGAGATAAAGAAACGCTTCCCCGTTGCTCTTTCGGGCGAATGTGCGGATGAGATATTCGGCGGCTATCCGTGGTATCACCGCGAGGATGTGCTGTTTTATGACGGCTTCCCGTGGAGTACCGCTGTCCCCGAGCGCGCCGCACTGATGCGCCTAAAGACCACCGCCGCCGAAGCAGAGGACTTCGTGCGCATCGCCTACAACGAAACTCTCTCGCACACCGACTACCTCGACGGAGAGAGTGCAACAGAGCGCCGCATGAGAGAAATGTATCTGCTCAACCTGGAATATTTCATGGCAACACTGCTTGACCGCAAAGACAGAATGAGCATGGCAAATGGCCTGGAGGTACGCGTACCGTTCTGCGACTACCGAATAGTAGAGTACGCCTACAACATCCCATGGAGCATGAAATCCTACAACGGCAGAGAAAAAGGTCTGGTGCGCCACGCGATGAGTGGCTTACTGCCCGAGGATGTGCTGTGGCGCAAGAAAAGCCCCTACCCCAAAACGCACAACCCCGATTACATGGAGCTGCTGTCACGCAGACTGGTACAGTGCATCGGGGCTGACGACTGCCGCCTGACTGAACTGGTGGATGCAGACAAGATACTTGCCATGATAGCTGACGGAGGTGCAGCCTTCGGCAAAAACTGGTATGGTCAGCTGATGACAGTACCGCAGACCTTCGCATACTTTCTGCAGATAGACAGATGGATGCGCGAATATAATGTGACCGTTGATATCTGATTGCTATGCAGCTTGTACAATCGCTTGCGGCGGTATCCCTCAATGATACCGCCGCAGCGACCGTTACAACCATAAACACTCTGCATAAGCGTTCGTTTTAGCGCCTGTTATTATCTGAAAAAATAAATGATAATAATTTCAATTTTTTTCGAAAAAACTATTGACAAACCCAAAACATTGTGATATAATATATTTCGTTAAGTCACTGGGGTGTAGCCAAGCGGTAAGGCAGCGGATTCTGACTCCGCCATTTCGAGGGTTCAAATCCTTCCACCCCAACCAAGTCAAGCCGCCGAGTCCTTTCGGCGGTTTTTTGATACGATGCTGCACAGCAACGTATCACATCGAGATGTGGCTCAGTTTGGTAGAGCGCTGCGTTCGGGACGCAGAGGTCGCAGGTTCAAATCCTGTCATCTCGACCACAAAGGGCTCGAACTTTATGTTGCGAGCAAGACAGAATGCCTGATCGTATCGTTACGGTCAGGCATTTTCGCTTATATCTTCCTGTGCTTTTTGGGGGCGCAGGAATTTTTTTGTTTAAAAAACACTTCCATCATCGCTTTGGCTCTGGGAGAAATGTCCTGCCAATGCTTTTAGTGATGCTGTAATCAGCGCCATACAAAGAAAATGAGGCTACCCTAAGGGTAACCTCGATCTTAGTATCATACACAATGACCTGCTCAACGAACTGGCTTATGAATTTTTTGCATTCGGGAATATTGCGATTAAGGACATAGTCGGAAAACTCGGCTATCATGCCCTTTAGGTCATCCTCGGTTATAGGGATATCGGTGCTTTTGACAGACAGCTTTTCCTGTCTTGCTGTCAGCAGGACTTCATCCGCCTTTATCTGCGACAATATTTCACTGAAGTCATCCTCCATAAGTCCGTCAGCAATGGCATTTATTATATTCTTTTTCCTTGTCTTTAGCTTTTCCAGTGTTCTCGCAGTTTCTTTCAGTTCCTCCGCAACATAAGCATTATGCTCAAGTAGCTGTTGCTTTACTCCCTCGATTATGAGAGGGATATTTTTTTCATCAAAGATATGCTTTTGAAGCTGCTGTAAAACGAACTCCTCCAGCCTGTCCTGACGAATTTCCTTGTTGGGACATCTATGGACACTGTCCTTGTGCTTACAGCGATAGCATCTGTAAAGATAGCCCTTGCCATTCTTTCTCTGACTTCCCGACATAAGATTTCCGCAGTGACCGCATCTTATCACTCCTGTCAGCAGATATGGATATTTCGCTGACCTTGCACCAGGCGTTTGTTTTCTGCTCTGCATTATGTCAGCCACCTTATTGAATATATCCTCGCTGATTATTGCAGGACAGCCGTTTGGTATGCAGATGACCTCGTCCTTTGGCTTCTCCTTATGACGATTATGCTTGCCGTCATATTGATTATACACATAATAGCCAGCATATTTTTTGTTGCGAAGTATCTCATGCAGAGAGTTCTTACCGAACTCCTTTCCCATTTTAGTGCGACTGCCACGCTCATTAAGCGCATTGATTATTGACTCATAACCATGCCCATTGAGATACATTTCAAATATCGTTTTGACTGTCTGCGCCTCGCTGTGATTGATGACCAGCTTTTTGGTGACGGGGTCTACATCATAGCCTAATGGTGGCTTACCGCCGTTATGCAGACATTTCTTTGCCCTTACTTTAAAGCCCTTCATAACCTCTCTGCCGAGATTACTGCTATAATATTGCGCCAACAGCTCAAACATACCCTCCATCAATTCGCCCTCAGGGGTATCATCCGTCGGCTCTAACACTGATATTACACGGATATCATTATTGCCGAGGAGAGATTTTGCAATAGTGCTGTCAAAGCGGTTTCTTGCGAATCTATCGAACTTATGTACTATGACGTACTTGAATCTGCCATATTTGCTGTCCTCGAGCATGCGGTTGAAATCATCACGCTTTGCTGTGGTGGTTGCTGTTTTCGCTCTGTCAACATACTCCTCTACAATAACATAGCCGTGGTCAGCGGCATATCTGTTGATAGCATCCTGCTGGGCTTCGATTGAGGTCTCATGCTGCATATCCGAACTGAATCGACAGTAGCTTGCCACTGGGATAGGCTCGCTTGTTGTGGTTAAGTATTCCTCTGACATAGTTTTTTCCTTTCCATATAGTTTTAGGGTCAAGCCCTTATCTCAAAAAGATAATATATGCTTGACCCTAATTAAACTACATTTCCTACTTATGGCTGTCATAAGTAGGGTTATTTTTTTGATGCTTCTCTATAAGCAGCTTTGCCATCAGCTTTGAGAGATACAGCAGACCGTCACTCTGCGTTACCTCATCTGCATCGGCATCACTGACGTTCTCTTTATCATAACTGCCATAATCATTTTTATTAAGCATTTTTCTACTGATCGTGTATCTGACCATTTGATACCTCATAGCATGTCATGCCATCGTCTGTGAGTGCTATGCCGCTATAATACTCCACATTGTTCTTTACTATTGCGACATTTATTCCTGCGTCATTACAGGCTTTTATGAACAGCTCTCTGAATTTTCTGCGGTTATCATAGCCATATATGGAGATATCCTCACTTATCGCCCATGCTTTGAAGCAATCATACATTTCAGAGGTTTTTATACGGCTGTCAGTATGTTGCTCGATACAGTTATGCACAAAATTGCTCACTGGGTTTGTCATCAGTTGAAATTCTGTTTTCAAGGAGCTGATCTTGGGATTAGCAGTCATATTCCAGTTGTTGTTACGCAGACGAAGCAAGCCTTGCAGTGCCCAGTTCATGATACCTGCTCTTTCCTTTTTCAGATGCTCGATAAGCTCCTTATCCATGGGCTTGTGATTGCTGGGCAATTCGCATGGAGAGTCCACCTCAACATAGGTGTTCTCAAAAGGGAAGATTACCAAACGGGAGAAAAAGCCATGGCTGGTATCATAGGTGGTCAGCATCTGATTGGTGCAGATGATGAACTTGGTATATATCTTCGTCGAAAATGAGTTTTTGTATTTCTGCTCTATCTCGACCGTATCGCCGCCAGTAAGGGACTTGATATAGGCGGTCTCCATAGGCTTCATATTGCTCTTTTCGGGAGAGATATTTGCCATCTTGTTATAGATGTTCTGTCTGCCGAATCGCTCCTGAAGCTCATCAGCGAATACAGCAGAACAGTTTTTCTCGCCCAGCATCATGGTGATGCAGTTTGAGATAACTCCCTTGCCGTTTCTGCCTGTGCCATAGAACACAAACAGCTTTTGCAGTGGATAGTTCTTGCCATAATACAGCAGATACCCGAACATCTCCTGCAGATTATCTATCGTCGGCTTGTGTCCGTTAAAGATATCATCCACAGTGGCGAGGAATTTAGGGGCAGTCGCTGTTGCATCATAGTCGTAGGGAATGTTGGTAAACCTTGCGATATTTGGGGTGTGATTATAAAGCTGCATTTGCTGCAGATGAAGTATGCCGTTGGTAAAGAGAAGATATTCAGGGTTATATCCTACCTCACGATAGGTGACGAGCAATCTGCAGAAAGCGGTATAGTAGCTATTCTCATAGCTGATAGACCACCAACGGTTGCCTAGCTCGTCCAGAACTGATTTCATATAGCCCTTGACAGTGTCCTCTGGGACAGCTTCGTATATGCCAGTGTTGTAATTGTATAGGTGCATAGCTCCGAAGAACACTCCTGCGCAGATTCGTGATTTAAGGTATTCAGCGAAACTGGCAGGATTGAGCTTCTTGAGATTTATGCCCCTATGCTCAGCCATCAGTCTTAGTAGGTTTTCCCTTGCTGACCTGATAGCCGATTTGTCGCAGGGGATTGAGGATGATAGCTGCGCGATCTCGTCACGCAGCTTATCCTCGCTGGCATCTGGCTTTACGAAGTCATGGAGCTTCCAGACCTTTGCCATGATGCGCCTCCTTAATCGTCATCTTCGTCAAGAAGGTCTGCTATATTTTCCTCGGGCTGAGGAGTTGAAGGTTTAGTTTTTCTTGTTCTTGTCGAAACTGCTTCTGCAATAGCAAAATTAGATATGTTACTAAACGAATATGCTCCACTGTTGTTTTGCTTAATGACAAAATGAACATACGCCCCGATTGCCGCTCCGAAATCAATTCCGTTGTCGGTTGCAAAAAAGTGGTAAAACTCACGGATTTGCTGATTTGCGGATGTTGTGAAGATTCTGCCTCTAAAGACTTTATCAGAACCTTCCAGCTTGATGTGAATGTAAAAGTATGATGCGTTGTCGGGCTGAGTCAGTTTTGTGATATGTCCAGTGTAGGTACCCTCACTAAGAGTGTCTGTTGTGTTCGCTTCATCCTTAAGCGTTGATACAATACTACTTGGCAGATTGATATTAGCTGCTTCTTCTATCTCCGCCTTGTTTCTGAATGCTTCATTGATTTGGCATTTAACTTTTTTCATAATAGTAATATCCTCCTTGGGTATGACGGGAGTGAGGAGAGGAGAAAAAATACTGACAAAAAAAGCAGTAAGGGAATCTCTCCGAAAATAACGCCCGTCGCACCCGACTTATGTTCCATGCTGTCAGCCACAGTCTATGCGCATAGAGCTATGGGGATAGCAAGTCATTAATAGCCTAGGCAGTGAGAAGATAAGCGGCTTGCTTTCCTTTCACTATACCTAGTATATTACTTTTTCGAGGTTTCTTCAAGGCGTCTAATACATTCCCTTTTTTTGCCACAAGCTGCTTGACTCGGCTATCTAAGGAGCTTAGCGGCACTATGGATAAACTCAATCTCTGAAATATTGTTACTTTTGCCGACATTTATATTAGCTGTGTTGGTCTGACTGTTGATATATACATTAACATCCCAGCAATTAATAATGGCGACGGTAGTAACTACTTTAATTGCATCATCAACAATAATAAAATCTTCAGGTTTATTTATCAGTTCTAATCTTGACTCGAAATGAATTTTATCACCACGTTTAACTCTACCGTCTGGGAGAATCTCCTTTATCGTCTTTTTTTCTGCAAATAGACGGAATATTCCAGCAAAACACTTATTGAAATCATTCACCATTGTTTTGGGTATTATTGGGATATATTCATCAACTTTCATACCGAAAACACTTATGTGAATTCCTGCCAAAGGAAGCATTCTTGTCACAAGAGATTCTGCTTGTGCTTTTGCAGAAAGTGCCTCTATGCCATTCGGATAATATGTACTTGGCTCTAGAACTAACCTTTTATTTACTTTTGTAATAGGCAAAAACTGACTTTTTTTGATATCTGCTTTGACAGTATCGTAATATTCCTTAGTGAATAGTTTTTCAGGATATCCCTTGTAAGTGGTTATAGCATATAGTGGTGTATCTTCATTTATCCATCTGAGATATTTTTTTGACGTAGGCTTGTATTTTGACGGAACAGCTTTATTACCATAAAGGTTATTATATACATCCTCCGCAGCAGAAGAGATTATCTGTTGTGTCAATCCATGTACTTCTTCTGATGTATCAATGGCTATGATATTATCGACATCATCTGAGACTATGCTATCTACTATTTCACGATAAACTTTTTCGAGCCTACCGTCATAATATCTGTGATTTTTTTTATAATAAAAAAGCTCAGCCACTCTTATATATCCGTTTTGCGCAAACAATTCCGATTGAATGGCATCTATCAAACCTTTGCCGTCGATATGATCTTTTATCAATTGGCCGATATTAATTTTAAACTCTACTGCATTAGTTCCCTCATAATAATCTACATAGCTTTTTTCGATTTTTGGGGCTTCGCTATAAATCATCCTATCTATTTCGTCTAACATAATATATAAGATCTTTGAGCTATCGTCTATGCCGTAATCAGATACACCTGTCGATATATCGAAATATAGCTTCTTTATTGCTTTTCGAGTTGGTGGATTGCCGTTGTAGTGCTCCACAAATAACGATGCGGCGAGATTTTTATAAGTATGGTCTATAAGCGTTTTAATGCTGTCCATAATATAGCCTCCTTTTATTGATATCTTTATTTTACACCAATCACACCATTATTGCAACAAAAAAAGAACAAGCTCACGCCTGTCCTTTTTTCCTCCAAAAATCACTTCACCTTTTTGCCTGTTTTGGCTATGCCATAGATAGTCACTGTTGTTGTCACGCCAGCAACGAATGCTTCTACCGCAGTGGTGAGAGCAATGGTCGTTGCCGCTAATGCCGCTGTCATCATGCCTTTACCTCCTTGTTAGCCTCTATTATACAATCCACTGCCACTACCACAACAATACCTGTTGCGATACCTGCGAGAAAATAGCCTATCATAATATCACCTCTTTTCACAGAGGATCATAGCGAAATACTCTATGATCCTCAATACTCCTCTGCCAATAACATAGTTTCATGGTCGCCGTCATCAATGACATATACCTTGCCAATAAAGCCATAGTCCAGATCAAGAGTATATTTGTCACTGAATGCCTTTGGTTGCTCCTGCTCATGGATAACGGTCTGCTTTTTATTGCTGTGGGTGAGAGTGAATATTTGCAGATAATCAAGCTCTGTATGCTCTTTTTTACGGTCTATCAATCCCCACATTATCATGATAAGAGCCAACGGAATTTCTGCGTCCACTCCCTTAGTGATATATCTGTTTCCACTGCTGAACACTCTCGTTCACTCCTTTCAGCATTTTTAACGGGGCGATCGCTTTGGGGAGAATTATCGTAATTCCATACTCTGTGGCAGGGATATACAATATGCTCAGATAATCCTTTATCTGCTTCATAAGCTCTATCGGCTCTGTGGCATAGTCAAGATGGAAACGCTGGATATCCTCTATGTCCTGAACACTTTCTGCAAGCAGTATATAGCCGCCATCAGCACACTGGGAGTTATAGCTGCTATCCAACACATCCGCCACATCACAGATATGTGACATCACCTCTGCAGGTACTCTGTCCGACAGAGTTTGTGCCTCTGCCTTTGTTCTGAATAAATACAACATAATATTTCCTTTCTGCATAAAAATTCGCCTTAACCATTGCGGCTAAGGCGATTACTTATTTCTTTCGAGATTTGCGCTTGTTTCCCGATGTAGTTTCATGGGAACTGTCAGCAGATGATATAGATTCATCGGATATTTCAGCAGGCGATATTGTTTCATGGGAAACCTCTGTTTCCTCGGTCTTTGATTTAGTTTTGAGGTAGTCGGGAGTTGCCTTTTCCTCCTGATATGCTTTCAGCTCATCATAGCTGAACTCTGCGAGATTCCATTTGCGAACAGTGGGGCATAACGGATGATAGAATTTCCTGCCCGTTGCATCAGCTATACAGAACAGCTTATCCTTATATGGAGTAAGCATATCCAGCACATCCTTCTGCATACGGAGAACAGTTTTGTTTCCATCACCACCTGTGCCTGTGGCGAAGATGATGATATCCGACTTCTCTGCATACTGCTCAATATACATAAGGTTTTCATCATCAATATCCGAAGTGCTGCGCTTGCCGTTCATGCTCGAAAACAGATTGACAATATTCACACTGCCGTAATCAAGGCTTTCGAGATTATGCAGGACGAACATAGTAGTGTGGTCAACCGTCACTGTATCTGCGGAGCTGGGATAGAGCATGATTATCTCAGCCGAGGGCTTGCCGCTGTCCCACTCCTTACGGAGCAGATAGCGGTGTGTCTTGTCATCGTTATAGATGACAGTGGTCTGCATGGTGGTTGTTTCGGTTTGTGACATAAAAAATACCTCCTTGTGGTTATTCAAGGAGATAATATATGTTTAAGAATACAACCATTGCAATTTATTTTTATGTATTGCAAAATTTATAGCAATAATGTATAATAAAATCATAGCAAATTCGATTCAAAAAATTCCTAAATATATTCATATAACGATAGGAGGATACATATACTATGAATGAACCCATCATCAATTTACAGGAACTTTGTACAAATGTAGCTACTAATCTAACCGAAGATGCTATTAAAGCATCTTGGAGTACAATCAAAAAATATTTCTCTGACAAAAATGCACACACTTCTATTGATTTAGGATATGCATACATTCAATACTTGAATAATGCTAGTCTGAAATACGGACAGATTAAGAATTTGATTTACAGAAGAATACCAAAATATATTTACTCGTTTTATGAAAGTATAGGTATTAAATATAATGATACAGTTATTGACACTTCTTTGGTAACTAATATTACACATATTTCAAAAAGAGTGATAATAACAGGCACTGGTGGTATAGGTAAAACCACGTTGCTTAAGCATTTGTTTCTGAATACCATTTCTCAAACAGATCGAATACCAGTTATTGTCGAGTTAAGAGCTTTTAACTCTTTGCCAGATAATATATCGTTATACGACTTTATATATGACTCTTTATCTAACAATGGTTTTGGGTTAAATAAAGAATATTTCGAATATAGCATGAAAGAGGGTGCATATAATATTCTACTTGATGGTTATGATGAATTGAATAGGAATAAAGCAAAACTTATATCCAAACAAATACAAGATATTTCTGATAAATTTTTAGATAATAATTATATCTTGACATCGCGCCCGTTGCAGGAATTTATTGGATGGAATACATTCTGCGAAATGGAATCTATGCCTCTAACAAAAGAGCAAGCGATTAATTTGATCAATAAACTCGAATTTAATGAACATATAAAGGCTAAATTCATTACAGAACTATCCAACGGTCTTTTCGAGAAATATGAATCATTTGCTTCTAACCCTTTATTACTAACAATAATGTTATTAACTTATGAAGCTAATGCTCTTTTACCAGAAAAAATAAATGATTTCTATGAACAAGCATTTATTACCCTATTTAATACTCATGATGCAACAAAAGACTCATATTCTAGAGAGATTTCATCCGGATTATGTTTATCCGACTTTAAACTGATTTTTTCACATATTTGTTTTAAAAGTTATTTTAGCGGAATTTATGAGTTTACCGATTCAAGCCTAATGGAAAGTATAGATAATGCTCGTAAAAAATACGACAATATCAAATTCAAATCCGAGGATTTTCAAGCTGATTTAACGCAATCTGTGTGCATGATGGTTAAAGATGGCTTAACCTACCATTTCTCTCATCGATCATTCCAAGAATATTTTGCCGCATGGTATATATGCAAGCTTGAAGACACAGACCAAAAAAAAGTATTAAAAGCTTGGTTAGAACAATCTCCTTCCATAATAAGTGATTCGTTTTTTACTATGTTATTCAATATGCAAAGCGAAAAAACGAATTCACTTATTCTGTCTCCTGTAATTACAAATATTCAAAGAAAATATGAAGCAGATGGATTTAATGTTAATTTTATTAAGTCATTAATAAGGGGTATTCACATTCGTAATGACATAAATGAAATTTCGCATGACACCTTTGCTTTCCTTTTTACAGTTAAAGATAGATATTTATGGAATTCATTTAGCATCTTCAGTAAACTAAATAATTGTTTTGCACCTCGTAACACAAGTGATTTTGACTTTGAAATTGCCAAGAAAATAATTAATAATACAACGCCCGAATCTGGTGACTTTTTAAGATCTTTTTCACTTGATGAGGTTTTAAAATATATAAGTGAAGAAGAACTTATACAGCTATTTCAGTGGTTGCAAGAAAACTTGTTATTGTGTTTTAAGGTCAATCAGAAATATACTCAACCAAGAAAAAAGTATAAAAAACTTTCAAAAATTCTTGATAACCTGTGATTCAAAATCCACCAGAAAATATTTGCATATTTATAGTCTCAACAAGTTGAAACACCTAATAGCATATTGCTATTAGGTGTTTTTGCTATTTATTATCCAAACAATCAAAGAACGCCTTTACTAGTCCCATAGCATGGCTTATCTCCTTATCAGATCGTCCCTTTATCATCTCAGACCACTCTATACTACTCTGTTCTCTGATATCTGCCTTTCCTCTGATAAGGTAATCTGAGGTCACATGGAAATAGTCAGCCAGCTTTATCATTATATCCATACTGGGATTTCTTTTGTCAGCCTCGATAAGCGCAATATAGCTCTCGCTGATATATAACTCGTCCGCAAGTTGTATCTGAGTCAGCCCCTTATCTCTGCGGAGCTTCTTTACTCTCTGTCCAAATGTTTCTGCCATTTCCTCACCTCTCTGTTATTTAAGTATAACATAGCGAGGTTATAATCATTCTTTCTGTAAGTAATATTATCTTGACAAATAGTAATGTTTGTGCTATAATAAAGCCAACATAATAAGGAGGTATTATATTATGGGTTTCATGGACGCACTTAAGGACAAGGCTTCTCAGGTTGGCGAAAAGGCTGGTGCTGCGATCAAGGACGCAAAGCTTGGAGAGAAATTCGCTGATGCAAAAAGCAAAATGGGCGAGGCTATGGCTGAAACAAAGGAGAAGATGGCAGAGCAAAAGGCTGCTTCAAATGCGGCGAAAGCTCCTGTCGAAGGCAGTCTTGTCAGATATCAGGTAATCTATCTCGGCGGTTTTCCAAAAAAGCCTAATAAAAAGAGCGACCCCATGGCATTTGGTCTCAATATTATGGAGGATAGTTTTATTCTGAAGCCTGAGTATGCAACTATGACATCTTGGTATGGAGATGAATTATTCACTATTCCTTATGACAAGGTAGTGAAGTTTAAGATCGTTAAGAGACAGGTCAGCATGACAGAGGCAATGCTCTCCAGTAACGGCGATACTAAGAGCCTTGAACAGGAAAACAATATTCAGATCACATATCTCGACGACACAGGCAATCAGCAGATGACAAGAATAGAAATGCTCACAGGTATTTCTGTATATGGACAGGCTGAAAAGTGCCGTGAGCTTTTAGACCTGCTTCGTGAGCATAAGATACTCGATAAGCTGAATAAGGACACTTCTGCTCCTGCTGCTCCCAGTGGCGGTGATATGCTTGCTCAGCTCGAAAAGCTTGCTGACCTCAAAGCAAAGGGCATTCTGTCTGACGATGAATTTAATGCCAAAAAAGCAGAACTGCTTGCAAAAATGTAATACCTGATAAATCTCGTATCTCATATAACTCCGAAAATGCGGTAGCTGTAACAGGCTATCGCATTTTCATTGATAAGGGATTTTTTAACGAAAAAAATTTTATTCAATGAGCATTTTTTAAACAAAAAAAGAACGTATTTTTGCAATCATGTTTTCCGAACAAACCCTATGGAAAACATACTGACTATGCCACAAAAAAGGCAAAGCTAAGTTCGCGCCCAAGGGTAAGTACGATTCATCTCGACCATCACGCTCTCTCCCCATATATTGGAAGAGATACAGAATGCCCGTCGGAACAGTTTCCGACGGGCATTTGCGCTTTTATGTTGCTGTGGTTTTTGGCTCTGCTATGCGGTTTTAGGATATTCGGCTGACGGATAGGTATTCTGTCAGCCGTTTTTTTATCGTTTAATTTTTTCGTTAAAAGGTCGCCACCGTGGTCGAGAGGGGCGCATTGAACAGCACTTATTTCGGCTCTTTCAGGAAAGCTCTGCCCATGCCCTTTACGACGGAATACTCACCACCACAGAGGTATTCTGGGGATATCTTCATGGTTATCTCAACTCTGTCATTATAGACAGTGACCTGCTCCACAAAATCTCTGACTATCTTTTTGCACTCCTTTATATCTCTTTTGCGGATAAAAGGAGATATTTTCAAGACCACCTCTGTCAGTGCCTCATCGGTGATTATTACCTCGTCAGTAGGGTTTTCCAGCTCATATATGCGCTGTATCAATGTCTGCTCATCCGCTTCCAGCTGAGCCAATCTGTCCATCAGTAACTTTGAGCCTTGTCCTCCTGCCACAGCATTGACGATATTATTCTGCTGAAGCCTCACGCCATTCAGCCTGTTATTAAGGTCAGTAAGCTCCTTATCCCTGCCGTCATAACGCTTTTCGTATTTCTCACGAACTTCGGCTATGATGGCAGGGATATTTGCTTCATTGAAAATATGCTTTTCCAGCTGAGCTAATGCAAACTCATCCAGTTTGCGGCTGACTATCTCTTTGTTGGCACATTCATCCATCCTGCCACGAGAGCAGCGATATGAGCTGTATCTGTACCCTTTGCCGTTCTGTCTTGCATTACCCGTCATGGCTCTGCCGCAGTGACCGCACCTTATCAGTCCGCTTAACAGATATGTTTTCTTCGCAGTATATGAGCCTGGTGCTCTCTTATGTATCGCCATCAGCTCTGCCGCCTTTGCAAACTGCTCCTCGGAGATTATCGCAGGAACACCGCCCTTTATCTTGACTACCTCATCATCGGATTTTCTTTTGTGGCGGTTATGCTTGCCATCCCACTGATTATACACATAATATCCTGCGTATTTTTCGTTGCGGATTATGGAGTATATGGAGTTCTTGCCGAAGTCCCTGTTGCACTTGGTCTTATAGCCATGGGCATTAAGCTCCGAAATGATATGCCCATAGCCATATCCACTGGTATAGAGATCAAAGATCATGCGAACAGCCTCTGCCTCTTTTTCATTGATGACAAGCAGCTTCGTGACCTCATCAACATCATAGCCAAGCGGCGGCTGACCTCCGTTGTGCATACATTTTCCTGCCCTGACCTTAAAGCCCTTCATGACCTCTCTGCCGAGATTTTTGCTGTAATACTCAGCCATTGCTTCCAACAATGCTTCGAGGATAATGCTTTCGGGAGTATCGTCGATATGCTCCAGAACAGATACCACCTTGACATTATTGCGTTTCAGCTCATGCTTGGCTATCGCACTGTCATATCTGTCCCTTGCGAATCTATCCAGCTTATGGACAATGACATATTGAAAGCCCTTTGCCGAACTGTCCTTCAGCATTTGTTTGAAGCTCTCACGCTTGGCTATTGATGTACCTGTCTTGGCTCTGTCGATATACTCACCGACTATCCTGTATCCGTTGGCTTCAGCAAATTTATAGATAGCCTCCTGCTGTGCCTCGATAGATGTTTCGTGCTGCATATCCGAGCTGAATCGGGCATACAGCACTGCGTTTTTTATGTCGCTCATAATAAATCCTCCTCAGAATATATTTGGTCATATCAAAAAGATAATATATATTTCTTTCGGAGGATTTACCGAAGCTTAACAGGCAGTCAGTGTTACTTCGGCTCTGTCATTATATACCTCAACCTGCTTCACAAGCTTGTTTATGAACACTCTGCATTCTGGGGACTTGCCCTCACGGAGATAATCAGGGAGTCGCTTTATCGCAGCTCTCAGCATATCCTCGGTAACGGTTAGTCGCTTTTTCGCATTGAGCTGGGAGATACGCTCCTTGACAGCAAGCTCGTCCTTTTCAAGCTCAGCCAGTCTTTCTGTGATGGCGATTGAGCAGTGTCCGTTTTCTATGACATTAAGGAGATTGGTCTTTTTGATGGCAATGCTTTTGAGGGTGTTTTTGCATTCTCTGATATCAATGTCTATGCCAGTGTATCGCTCTGCACACAGCTCCTGCACTCTTTCTAGCAGGAGAGGGATATTCTTCTCTGCAAAGATATCCTGAGAGATAAGATGGATAACAAATCCGTCCAGCTTGTCGCTGTTTATCTCCTTGTTTATGCACTTATCACTGGGTTTGTGACCGCAGCGATAGTTGTTGCTCCTATTCCCTTTGCCGTTTCTTTTGGCACATCCGCTCATGACACAGCCGCAGTGACCGCAGCGTATCAGACCGCTAAGAAGATAATTGTGCTTTGCTGTGTTTGCTCCCGAATTGCGCTTGTTCCTTAGGAGCATTTCAGCAATCTTATCAAATTGCTCCTCGGAAATGATTGCAGGAACGCCGCCCTTTATACGGACTATCTCCTCATCAGGCTTCCTTGCTCTGCTGTTTGTCTTGCCGAAACGCTTATTATAGACATATACTCCCTTATATTTCTCATTATGGAGTATCTCATAAAGCGAGTTCTTCCCAAAGGAAGCGTGAGTTTTGGTCTTGTACCCCATACTGTTCAGCGTGTCACAGATGGTGTTATAGCCATTGCCGCTGGCATACATATCGAATATCTTTCTGACTGCCGCCGCTTCTGCTTCGTTTATCACAAGACTGCCTGTGGTACTGTCCACATCATAGCCTAGCGGCGGCTTGCCACCGTTGTGTCTGCATTTCTTGGCATTCACAATAAATCCTTTATGGACTTCTGCGGCGAGATTTTTGCTGTATACATCCGCATTGGCTATCAGTATCGCTTTTGATATAGTTCCTGCGGCTGTCGAGTCATCGCTGAACTCTGTTGCGGAAATAAGCGTAACTCCGTTCTTTTTAAGTATGCTGTCATTGAGATAAAAATCCTGCACATCTCGGGCAAATCTATCCATCTTATGGACGATTACATACTGGAAATCGCCACTTGCGCTGTCGGCGATCATCTGTCGGAACATATCTCTTTTGGCGGTATCAGTACCCGATTTTGCTCTGTCTATGTACTCGGCTACTATCTCATAGCCATTGAGTTCCGCAAATTTTCTTATGCCGTCCTTCTGCGCCTCGATGGATGTTTCGGTCTGCATTCTGGAGCTGTATCGTGCATACAGGGCGGCTTTTTTTACTTCTGCTGTTATATTTTCTGCCATGGTTTTTACTCCTCCTGATGTCGTTGTATTACTTGTTTTCGCCATTCTGGGATAAGCTCTGAGAGCCTATCCCATGACGGAAAACTACTGACCTGTTCAATAATGGAAGTGAATGTCGGTCATATCATTTACTTCATACCCATACATACTTGTGCAGATATCCTCAATAGTCGGCATATATTCATCATCAGCAACTGGCTCGGATTCTGCTGTCTTTTTTGCTGCGCTGGGCTGCACACTGATATTATCTTTTTCATCCATTTCCGTTTACTCCGTTTTCATGGAATCGTCGTTTACAAAATATATCTCACTTTTAACAATTATACTCATTATCAGCTCTGCTGTTACATTTATGGCATCAGCCTTGTATTTTTCAAAGTCATTATCTGCTTTTAATTTTTTATCCTTCAAAATATCATCTTTTTCATCATCAATAACAGTTAACTCGGAATTATCATAGTACTTGCAGTTTATATCTTTACGCTCTATGGTGTACTTAACCATTCTTGCTATCGCCGCCTTTCTGTATGGAGTCCAAGGTCATCTGCCTTTTATCTGGCTTAGGCTTGTTCTTGTTTTTCTCCCACTCCTTATGCTTTGCACCATAAAGGTAGCTCTGAATGAGAGGAAAATCCACCTTCAGCTTAAAGCACTTATCAACGATTTCCTTTGTTAGCTCGACATCAAAAGTGCCGTTTACCATGTTCTCAACAGTCTTACCCACTGCCTGTATCATGCCGTTCTCGCCATAAGGAGCATTGCTGTAAACATCGTACTGCTCTCTTATGAGCTGCTCACACATGATATGTGAGAACTTGCTCTCTTCGGGAGTTGGCGGAACATCCTTATAATCGCCGTTATTCAAAATGATCCTGATACAGTTTATCTGAGGACAGCCTTTCTGCAAAACCACTTTGCTATAATATCGATCGGGTTTCTGCTGAAGAATTATGCCCTTATTCTTCCATTCTCACAGGATATTCTCGACATTGGTATAGCCACATTCATCCATCCAGCTAAGAAATATGTCCTTAGTTATGATAAGCAGATCAGCCTCCGTCACTTTTTCGCCATCTTGGATTTTAACTCCGTGACGGATATTTCCCCAACAGTCACGATAAATGGGAGTACGGTACTTATTATCAACAGGCGGCGCAGTGAATCTTCCTGCATTCTGAGAAAACTTATTCACTATATCCTCGAACGCTGTTTCTGCCTCACACTCTGGAGTGTTACTTCCTATATTATCCAGCACGAATCCTCGTATTTCTTTTTTATGAAATTGAATATTCAATGCTGCTTCAGCAAGCTCTGCAGTTGTCATGATAACTGCAACAGTCTTTGCCATTCGCTCTTTTAAGCTATCTGGGAGCGGAATATTGGGTGTCAAGGATCTTACTAAGCTCTTGTATTTCTTAATAACATAATCCGACTTGAGAGAATGCAAATATGTAGCAAATTTCTCAATAGGGAGACCTGCATATTTTATAGAAAACGCTTCGACATCGTGTGCCTGTTTTGCACTTTCAGTCCACTTGACATTACTGAATGAGATGATTCTCATAAGCAGACCATCTGCTTTTCCAAAACTACTTAACAACGCGCTTTCTCCAGTATATAATACAGCAGTTGCCCATGTTTTTGGCGGAGACACCTTACAGCTACTATTCATTCGAGTCTTATCAGTACCATCTGAAACGGCATATACCATCGAGGCAATGTCCGTTTTTGCACCAAGCCTGCCCTTCTCATCAAAGAGCATGGGATACCCGTAGTTTCCATTCAGCACTCCATATAAAGCATTGACGGTAGTAGAACAAGTACCTGCAAGGGACTGTTTCCCGTTTGTCTTTTTACGAGTGCCACCCATACTCACTGCGAGTTGTGCGGAAGTTGTTTTGCCACTAGTAGTGCCACCATTGATATCATAGACTGGTGTTGGCGCTCCTATATCGGGAGTAGTGACAGCTATATAGCCAACAAGACAAGCTGACAATCCCATAACAATACTGGTTTCCAACGGAATGTGATTATAGATAACCGAATGGTAATCTTTGACGAACCCTGCCATGTTCCCATGAGCAACAATGTCATAATTACCGATGTATTCTGATGTCACACCTATACCAACATCTCCCTTGAAGTAAGGCTTGCCGTTTATATCAACAGCCCAGCCTAAATCCTTATGAATATACTCGATAGCGGGCAGGTTATCTACTTGCTGGTGTATGTAGTTATACAGGTTCTTTGTATCTGCGTTTGCAACAGGATAACCTGATTTACCAAGCTCCTTTACAAGATCGTTCATCCCACAACGCACTGTCTTTTTCAGGGTGCTCAAAAGGAACTCCAAAGTGACGATCAGCTCGCCGCTTTCCAGCACACTCTCCGCTTTTGTTACGGTTACATCCATACCAATAGGAATAAATGTACCGTTGCTGTCATAATAGCCATAGATACCGTTCACAGAAGAATAATTTTTCAGCATAATATGCCTCCTATAAAAAATGTGATCGTAGCCCTTATTGACTACGATCACATTATAGCACGGAAAAAATATTCGGTCAATAAAAAACCAACAACTCGTCATTTCGTTGGTTTTAGTCGATACATATAATTCGTGGCTGATATCAGCACAGCAACTTCTTCTTTTGCCTTATTATCTATTGTAGCCGCCGCTTCCAGTAGTTTCTGACATTTATCGGTCAGCAACCTTAATACGACAACTTGGATATAGGTTTCTACCACATAATTAAAATTAACAAGGTCATCCATAGAGTTGACAAGCATAAAACTCGAATCAACTTTACGACGTTTCCCACAGCTCGAAAACATGGCATTGCACTCAATGACTATATCAACTAGTTCATCGGAAATTATATATCATAGATTTTCCCTCTTACCTTTCGTTATATCCATTCGGGTGGCTCTTGTGCCAGTTCCACGCACTTGCGATGATCTCCTCAAGGCTGTCGTGAACAGGTTTCCAGCCAAGGATTTTCTTTGCTTTTTCGCTTGATGCAACAAGCCTTGCAGGGTCGCCTGCTCTCCTCGGAGTTTCGGTCGCAGGAATAGGATGCCCTGTGACCTTTCTGGCTGTCTCGATCACCTCACGAACGGAATATCCCACACCGTTGCCGAGATTGAAAATATCGCTCTTGCCGCCATTGTTAAGGTACTGCACAGCAAGGATGTGAGCCTGTGCAAGGTCTGTAACGTGGATATAGTCACGGATACAGGTGCCGTCGGGAGTGTCGTAATCCGTACCATAAATGGAGATCGTTTCACGCTTGCCATTCGGGACTTGCAGGATAAGCGGAATAAGGTGACTTTCGGGGTTGTGAGCTTCACCGATATTACCGCTTTCATCCGCACCGCAGGCATTGAAGTAGCGCAGCGAAACATAACGCAGACCGTGAGCCTCGGCTGTCCACTTGAACATTTTCTCCATAGCAAGCTTTGTTTCTCCGTATGGGTTTGTTGGACAAGTTCTGTCACTTTCGAGGATAGGAATATTCTCAGGCTCGCCGTATGTAGCGGCAGTTGATGAAAAGACTATCTTATCCACCTTATTCTTTACCATCGCCTCAAGCAATACCTTAGTTCCGTAAAGGTTATTATCGTAATATTTCAGCGGATCTGTTACGCTCTCACCAACAAGTGAATAAGCCGCAAAGTGAATCACAGCGTCTATCTTCTCCTGCTGAAAGAGATTGTCGAGGAAGTCGAAATCACGGAGGTCTCCCTGATAGAATCTTGCCTTTTCGGGAACAGCACTTCTGTATCCCGTAACAAGGCTGTCAGCGATAACGACATCGTTACCTGCCTTTACAAGCTCCAGTGCGGTGTGCGAGCCGATATAGCCCGCACCGCCTAAAACGAGAATGCTCATATCAATTCTCCTTTGTTATCTCAATACCGCCGACAGGACGTATCCTGAGCTTTCTGCAAGCGTCCTCTCCGAATACTATATTCATTTCTGCAATGTAGCGATCTGCAAGCTCAACAGGAACGAATGCCTGAATAGTTCCCGCAAAGCCGCCGCCGTGAACTCTCACCGCACCCTTGTCAAAAAGGAACTTTCTGCTCATCATAATCGCAAGCGGAATAGCCTGCTTTGTTTCGTCAGAGCAAGAGAACTGATTCTGCAGCAATGTAGCAGAGGAGTGTCCCGACTTTCTTACAAGCTTTAAGAAATACTCGATATCGTTGTTCTTTAATGCAGCTGCCTCATCCTTTGCACGGTTGTTCTCCTCGAAGAAATGTGCCGCACGGATTATCGCTCTGTCGGAGCAGGTCTCACGGAGCTTCGGAACTGCGTCGAAAAATGCCACCTCGCTCACCTGTCTGAGGCACGGCTTGCCGAAATGTACCGCAACGCTCTCCATTTCTCTGCGGATAGCGGCGTAGTCTTCTGTGAGGTCTGCGTGGCTGCTTCTGGTGTCTGTAATGCACAGGCAATAGCCGTATTTCTCAAAATCGAAGGTAAAGCTGTCGATATCGGGATTTTCTGTATCATAGAAGTCGATGAACACCAGACCGCCAACAGAGGATACCATCTGATCCATCAGACCGCTGTTCTTGCCAAAGTAAACATTCTCAGCATACTGTCCGATCTTTGCGATCTCCACCGCACCTGCCTTGCCGTCGTTATAGCAGGTATCAATGATAGTGCCTATAAGCGTTTCAAATGCGGCTGAAGAAGAAATTCCGCTTCCACACAGCACATCGGATGTGCAGTACAGATCAAATCCGCCGATCTCTGCGCCATTATCCATAAACTTTGCCGCAATACCGCTTACGATTGCCGCTGTGCCTTTCTTGCCATCGGCAGACACATCGCTAAGCGACACCTCAAAAGGCTTGTAGCCCTCGGAATTTACACGGATAACGCCGTCCTGATGGAAAGCAGCTACTGCGATAACATCAAGGCTCACAGCCGCAGCAAGGACGCAGCCGCACTGATGATCGGTGTGATTTCCGCCGATCTCTGTTCTGCCGGGTGCGGAGAAGATGCGGACATCCTCTCTTTCGGGATACAGTGCCGCAAACTGCTCGACAGCCTTGATATAGCGTTTCTTCTGAAGATCAAGCTCAGCTGCGCTGTTTCCGTAGATATTCATAAATATATTGAGATACTCATCATTTTCGATAGCGTTTAATAATTCCTGAATGTTCATAGCGTTTGCTCCTTTCATGATCAAAGAGAGTTTATTGTAAATTCAAGTGTGATCGCTTCCTCAGCGGATATCTTAAATTCCTGATGCACGGGTGCGCCCCAGCTGTCATCACCGCCGACGCCCATATGCTTTGCCGCAATGCGTACCCAGGTGTAGGACGGCTCGGGTAATTCCTCACGGTGGCTTGCGTTATTAAGCTCGTATGCGTTGTAGGGAAGAACGCTCATCTCAAAGGGGTTTTCGTTTTTGGTAAAGGAAAGCCCTGCACCGTTTTCTTCGTAGACATTAACATATCTCACGCCTGTTCTGTTGCCGCACTCCTGCGGATTCAGATACTTTGTGAAGTTCTCCTGTGCGGTAGATGTATAAACGCCGAGTCTTGCACCGTTCGCTCTGTCGATGTAGTTCTCATCGGGACCCATTCCGTAGAATGTGAACTTATCGTACTGCTTCTTCAGCTTGAAGTCTATTGCGAATACAGGAATATCAGCAAGTCCCTTTACACCAGGGTATTCAGCCTTAACACCGAGTCTGCCGTCAAAATATGCGGTGTATGTGACCTTATATTCAAAGGACGGAACAGTAGGTGCAAGGAATCGGAATGTTACATCAAGGCAGTCGGAGCTTTCCTTTGTGTCGTAGCCAAGGAGCTTTGCACATTTTCCTGCGATCTGCCACTGTGCATTCTCGCAAGGGTAGCCTGCGCCTGTATCGTTATCGGTGTGCGCTCTGAAAAAGCTTACCTTGGGTGCTCTTGTGATGTACTCAACTCCGTTGTAGACCAGCGAGCTTACGCCGCCCTCACGCTTGTCGAACTGAATTGAGAAACCCTCGCCGTTTACTCCGATACAGAAATCGCCGTACACTATCTCTGCCTTATGAGCAGTCATCGGGGCTGTGATCTCGGGAGTTTTTACGATCTGCTGTGCAAAGGATATCTCGTGTCCCTTTTCTGCCCAGATCGTGTCCTCTGCAAGAATTGCGGAGGCTGTCAGAACATATTCGCCGCCGTTTTCGGGAACTTCAAGACCGATTTTCACGCTGCCTGTTTCCCCTGCGGAGATGTTCAGGCGGTGCTCCTCTGCACTGAGGATGTCGCCCTCCTTTTCAAGAGTTACCTTGAAGATATATCCGCTTGTATCAGTGAAAAGATTTCTGTTCTCTATGGTCAGCACACCGTTTTCTACGCTCATTCTGATGTTGGAGTAAAGCTGCTTTGCTTCGCTCACCTTGGGGGAATATGTGCGGTCTGCGTAAACTATACCATTCGTACAGAAGCCGTAATCGCTCGCCCTGTCGTCAAAATCACCGCCGTAAACAAGCTTGCCGTCCTTGTAAAGCGACTGGTCTATGTAGTCCCAGATAAAGCCACCCTGATATGCTTCGTACTTATCCTCAAGGTCGGTGTAAAGCTTCATTCCGCCAAGGGAGTTTCCCATTGCGTGCATATATTCACAGCTGATGTAGGGCTTGCCTGTGTTCTGTCTGAGGTAATCCTCAACCTCGGCAGGCTTTGCGTACATTCTGCTTTCCATATCGGTGATGTGGTCGTATTTTCTGTTCCACACTACGCCCTCGTAGTGAACAAGTCTGGTGCTGTCTGCCTCGTGGAAGTAGTCAGCCATTGCTGCGATATCATCGCCGCAGTAGCTTTCGTTTCCGCAGCTCCATATCAGCACGCTTGCGTGGTTCTTGTCACGCTCGTACATCGACCTTGCTCTGTCGAGGCAGGCTTCTTTCCACTCGGGAAGAGAAGCAGGGATATTTATAGACGGCTCACAAGCGCCCATCTTCTGCCAGGTGCCGTGTGATTCAAGGTTCGTTTCGTCAATAAGGTAGATACCGTACTCGTCGCAAAGTCTGTACCAAAGAGAGTTGTTCGGATAGTGGCAGGTGCGGACAGCGTTTATGTTATTGCGCTTCATAAAGCGGATATCCCAGAGCATATCTTCTTCTGTTACAACTCTGCCGCCATTTGCATTCCATTCGTGGCGGTTGATTCCCTTGAAAATGATGCGCTTTCCGTTCAGACACATAATGCCGTTCTTCATCTCAAAGGTACGGAAACCTACCTTGGTTTCTGCTGTTTCAATAATTTCACTATCTGATGAAATCTCAGCAGTTAATGTATAGAGGTTGGGCTGTTCTGCACTCCAAGGCATAATATCAGGTATCGAAGCTGATACATTTGCAGTATTGCCCTCATACACCTTGATACCGTTCTTGTCAGTGAGAGTAAGCTTTATTTCATAATCGCTGTCGCCTGTAATATCAAGCTCAGTTGTAAGAATTCCGTTGTAGTTTTCGTGGTCATAGTCTGCGATAACCTTCATATCACGAACGTGAATTTCAGGAACAGCGTAAAGATACACGTCACGGAAGATGCCCGAAAACCTCCAGAAATCCTGATCCTCAAGCCAGCTTGCTGTGCTGTAACGGTAAACCTCGACTGCGAGCTTGTTGCCCTTTTCCTTGAGATAAGGGGTAATGTTGAACTCGGAGGGAGTGAAGCTGTCCTCGGAGTAGCCTACAAATTCGCCGTTGAGCCACACATAGAACGCAGTTTCCACGCCCTGAAAGCTGATGTAGGTCTCCTTGCCAAGCAGTGCCTCATCAACATTAAAGAATCTCACATAGCTTCCGACAGGGTTGCGCTTCTGCGGTATCTGCGGAGGCAGGAGCTTTTCGTGTCCCTCCCAAGGATACTGTGTATTTACATACTGCGGTCTGTCATAGCCTTGCAGCTGAATGTGTCCGGGGACTTTGATCTCGTCAAAGGCTGTTACATCATAATCTGCTTTGTAGAAATCAGCAGGTCTGTCGTCGGGATGCTCGCAGTAATTGAACTTCCAGATACCGTTGAGGCTCTGGTGAAGATCACCGTCATTTGTCTTATAGCTATGGTCGGAATGCGCTCTTTCACGGTTTACTTCAAATATTTCAGGATCAGAAAGCCAGCTCAGTGTAGGATTCATAGATCATACCTCCTCGGTAGTTACAGCGTGTGTCTTGTCCCAGTCCGAATTTGCCTTTTCAACTGTCAGTCTTGACAGAACTATTGTTATAATGAGATTGAAAATCATAGGTAGCCAGAGATACATCAGGTTCAGCATATTGATACAGGAATCGGGCTGAACAGGTGCGTTTGCAACATAATTACCTGCAGCAAGGAGCCAGCCTGTAAGCGCTGTACCGAGACCACCGCCGATTTTAACGCCGAGAGATGAGCAGGAATACATTGTACCGTCGATACGCTTGCCTGTTGTACGGTAGGTATAATCGGAGCAAGCAGCGATAAGTGCGTTGAGGTCGCCCTGCATAGGACTCATACCGATTGCGGCAATTGCTGTAAATATCAGCATCATAGGAAGATTTCCGATATATCCGCCGACGATTACTAACGCTCTTGCGATTGTTGCAATAAGATAGCC